ATCATCATTACCTGTAGAGTTCATAGTACCTTTAATTACCTTACCGTCAATAATAGTTCCAGGTAGTATAGGTTTCCTTGTCTTATCGTCTACAAGTTGCCCGTTTACGTAAGAAGCGCCATCATTGCGTGTAAACAGATTAGCCAAACCTTCTGTAAAGCTATTACCTGCATAGGTCTCTTTATCAAAGAGTTTACCACCACCACTACCAGATTCAATCTCTTCTACTATTGTTGTTAGTTTTGCTCTATCCTCTGGTGTCAGGTCTTTGTTATTTTCAAGCTGGCTAGTCGCACCCTTAAGCATAGCGTTTCCTTGCACTTTCATCATGCCTGCCATACCTAGTCCAAATATGGGGTTCAAAACAGATATGCCTGAAATCATGGCTTTACCAGCTTTACCCGTCATACTTTCATGCGTCTTTGTAAATTGGTCAACAGATGCCGTACCCCATTCTATAGCTTTTGGTGGAGGTGTTGGATCACTATCATTATCATTTGAAGATTTAATCTTTACTTCTTCTTTAGGTGCTTGAAGTCCATAACCTTCTGGTATCATTGCCTGTGCTACACCATCAAAGAAAGGTATAACAACTGTAAGACCTGCAGCATTATAATAGGTTTTATACTCATAACCAGTGCCAGTTAATCCACCTTGTATACCAGAAACTACTTGGGTAGGGTCATTAGGGTCTAATCTATAACCGCTACCAGGGGGAGTATCCACTATAACGCCAGGAGGTATATCTACACCATTAGCAGCATACACTACACCACCCTCATTCATCATAGCCATAGTGTCATCTTCAGGTGTATCTACAGTCATAAGTTCTTCATCAGAAAAGGGTAACGCTTCTTCTTGCATAGGATCACCGCCGATACGACCTTCTGAATCCATCTGAGTCATACCTTTTTTAGCTTTCATACGCATGTCTTCAAATACCTTAACGCCAAAGTAACGCACTACGTCAGCTGGTACAACGTACTCGCCTTCGCTAAGCTGTGCAGGTACATCATCACGCACTTCTGCAGGGAGTGATCCAGGTGGTACGTCATTACCTGATACAGGGTCTACCGTTTCAGCAACGCCGCCTTCAGCATAACCTCTACTAGAGTTAAACATCCTTTTCATCTGATCATCTTGGCGCATTAGCTTTTTCCCTCAAATACTTTAGTTGTTTTAGAGTTCGTATAGAACCTTGTGTGCGATATATTTCTACAGTATCAGAAATACCCTCTAAGCCTTTGTGATATAGACTAATCATATCATCTAGCTCTTCGTTAAAAGCATCCCATTCTACTTTATTGTTTACAAAGCTCTTAAGCGACATTACCGCTGAATCCTTGTTCGCCAGGAGTAGGAGCAACGCCTGTACCTAGAGTACCGCCACCTGCACCCGTAGGGTCTTGTACCTGAGCGCCAGCAGGAGCGCCCTGTGTAGCAGGAGCACCACCTTCAGGGCCTGGGACACCTTCAGGAGCCATAGGGGGCTGTGGGGGCGCTTGGAAGGCTTTAAGTATCTCTGCCTGTATTGCTGCGTCCTGCATGGAGTTAGTCACTTTGTCTGGATCTAAGTTCATGCTCTTAGCGATTTCACGAATAACGTAATCCATCTTAGCGAATGGTGCAAGCGCTGGGTTAGATGCAACCTGTAAGAACTGCATTAAGCGCTGGGAACGTACTTCGTTAGCCATCAAGCTCTCTGTACCAGATGCCTTAACCTCTAAGTCACCCTTGATGCTGCTATCAAAGTCAAACTGCATGTTGAATGCAAAGAAAGCTTTACCCATAGGAGCGATAAGATAATCATCTACATTCTTAACTACAGAACGGATACTACCATTAGCAGCAGACATTAGCATACTAATACCAGAAGCAGTACGTCCAACACCACTGACACCTGTTTGACCATGAGCAAAACTAGGGAAACCAGTAGACTCATCAGCTAAGACTCGTGCCTTATCAAAGAGTTGCATGTTTTCTTGTGCTACGTTGGGGAACTTAGTGCCAAACAAGGCTTGACCAGGTGCACCCCCCTGTCTGCGTAGGACTTTGCCTGGGTACATAGTTAAATCTTGGCCTGGGACCAAGTTTGTCTCATCAACTTCAATAATTAGATTACCACTTAGTGAAGCATTGTCAATAGCCATACGCATAAAGCCATTCATAAGCGTCTGCGTATCATCCATGTTCTCAGCAATACCTACTCCAAAGAAGGAATAAGGGTTATGCTCATAAGGTACAGCGTAGTAAGGAATACGTGTAGGTTTAAACGGGTTAAGAACACAGCGAAGGACTTCTCCGTTACATACCCAGATATTACAGTTTACTTCACTTAAGTCTTTGTATTCTTTAGGTATCTTAATACCATTATCTTCTAGTATACCTGTATCAACAAAGCCCCAGAACTCAAACACTTCCCAGCGCTCTGAGTTACCAATAGTGCTATCGTCATCTTCCATCTTTTGTTCCCAGTGCTTACGCACATAGTCAGAACCAGCAGAAACAATAGACTCAATAGCATCTTCCATAAAGTAAGGGCGATTAGCTAGAGAACGTATCTGTGTGCGAGACATCTTGTGACGCTCAACTACATACTCTGCATCATCCATGCTTGAAGCTTCAGGGTCAGGGTAGAAGTTCCATATAGATACATGATCTGTAGAAGGTACAGTCTTTACTACAGGGTCATACTCACCTTCTTCATTCCAGTTAGGATATTCTTTATCAGTAGCGAATGGGCCTTTCATAACACCTGTACCTAGTAATGCCATCTCAAATGCCATACTACGTAAATGCTTAGATGCACCTGACTCGTTTAACTGATCGTGTACTTTCTTCTCCATCTTCTTAGCTGCAACCATAGCAGGATGGAATGTTACAGTAGTAGGCGAAGTACCGTCACCCTCAATAAGTTTATCTGATACTGGAGCAAGCTTGTTTTGTAAGCCACCTAAGCGTTTCTCTAAGGAACGCATAGTATCACCAGGCTCTAGCTTGGTGTCAGGACCAATCAAGTAAGGCTTACTAGGTTCTTGACCAAAGGCTGTCTTTAATGCATCTGCTCCTGCTTCTGCGTTAGGGTCTAGATTAATATGTACAGACTCAGCAACACCATCAGGAAGAACAGAAGGATCTATAGAAAGCGGAAACTTGTTATTTCCAAATAGAACGTCAATAATCTGTCCGTAAGCTGCAAGAGTTTTAGTCTTAGTGACTTTAATAAATACCCTAGATTTTTCACTAGATGTGAATTGCACGTCTGATCCGTAAAGACCACGATAGTTTCTATAAGCACGTAGCCACCTTTCCTCATCTCCTAATCTGGAATCTTCTGCTCTTTTAAATCGCTCATTAACAAACGCAACAATGCTACTGCTTGACGCAAGAAGAGCATCGTCCTGTGCCTCTGCAGCAATTACGTCATCAGTCTCAAACGAAAGATCATCTATTTCTGCCATAATTTAATATCCGAATGTTGGGTCTGACGCTTGAAAGCCAGACCTTTGTGTTGCAGGGTTAAAGTCCCATAGTGAGCTTCTTGGTCTAGTCATTATACCATACCGTAAAGCATCGTACAAGTGGTCTTCTGCATTAGTATCAACATCTTCAGGGTTTCTTTTATCTAAAGGTATTGACGGTATCTGCGCTAGTAGGTTGGTGCAGGTAGACATGAATACCAAGCGTGGTTTCTCAGTAAACTCGTCTACCTGCAAACGGCGGTGTAACTCATTTTTACCAGCCACTCTTGAGCCACGAGAACGATCAGAAGGTCTCCAACGACAACCCTTCATGTTCATTTGTTCTGCTAATGACGGGCCAGTATCCCCACGTTTGTGCCACAGGGAAGAGTCCAGTACGCCGTATCTCATTGTACCATCGTCAGCCTCTGCATCAATAATCATATCTGCTAAATCAGTGGCTGTTACTTTACTACAATAAAGTTCTCTGTACACGATAAGCTGCTCATCAGGTGCTACAGCTATCCAAACAACACCTGTGTAACTCCCATATCCATAGTCACAAGCTCTGAATCTAGCCCACGACTTAGGTATGTTGAAGGGGTCTATAACGTGTATATTTCTGTTAAACTCAGGGAAAGCTGCACCTTCATTTACATCCCAGTTACCTTCAAGTAGTTGTTTTTTCTGATGTTCAGGAAGTGAGAGTAGCATTGCTTCATACTCACCGCCTTGTGACAAATAAGGGTTATCAAATAGGCTGGCAGGGATAAACCTACGTTTAAATAGAGGTTCACCCTCTCTGCTATGCCCTAAAGGGAACGTAATAGTATCCCCTGTTTCTATACTAGTAGCCCAGAATGCCTCATTGCGAGGTGCTGGGTCAATAAACATCTTCTTAACCCAAGCATGTCCGTTTCCCCCTGGGTTTGTTGTGGCTCTCATGTACAAACCTAGCTCATTACTATGTGCAGATCTCAAGCGTGACCTCATATAGTCCCAAGCGTAATTTGTACTCCACTGAGTCAGTTCATCAAAGCCTATCCAGTTAAACGCCTGCCCTTGGTAGCGGGTAACATCCATGTCTTTGTCCAAGTAAGACATCCAAAGTCTGCCCCCTCTAGGGCTAGTCCACTGTGACTTACGTTCTGACCACTTTATGCCTGGTATTGCTTTAGGGTATAGCTCTTGACTCTTCTGTATTAGCTCTCGTAGCTCTTCTGTAGTGTGTCGTACCAGCAAACCACTAAAGTTAGGGTTGCCTAAGCCGTGTAGAGGGTCTGCAAGCATCGCATATGACTTACCACCACCAGCGCTGCCTCCATATAGTACTTCTCGCTCACTAGAACTAAGAAAGTCAGTCTGTGGTCCAGCATTAGGCTTAAAAACTACGTCTTGAGCTACTTCTACGTCATACTGAGGGGGTAGAACTGTCGCTGGTACTGTCTTCTTCGCCTTCTCCGTGGGTACTATAGGCTCCAATGCGGTTTTTTTCAAGGGTTTCGATTTCCTTGAGGATTTTTTGGAGCCGCTGGGCAAGGAACCGCTTAGCTGTAGTTGCTTTTTTACGTTTGAGGTCAATGTCTACTCTTCTTCTTAGCGCTTGCTGCGTAATAGGTCTACCTGTCTGTTTTTCTAGCCATATACAGACATCTGCGTAACTATACTGCTTTAAGTGGCTCTTTGCAAGCTCTAATGCCTCTAATTCGTAGGGGATAGGCTCTAAAAGTGCATCATTATCGTAGCAAACCTTGTATCCGTAAGGTATGCCTTTGTTAGTATTACCTAATCTTACTACTGTATGCCACTCTTTTTCTTTACCTTTTGGTGGTTTAGGTAGTTCCCAGTAACCTATGTCTTCTGTTATCTTTAATCTCACATCAATACTACTTATTCATTAGAACCTTCTTTGGGTGGAAGGTAGAATACACCGCCAGAACTAGAAGATACGTCCAACTTGTCTACTTTACCTAAGCCAGCACGATCAAGTAAGTCTTTAGCAGCAACCATCTTATCACGAATACCTAGTTCAGTAGGGTCATACAAAGCCCCAGCCATAGACATAGCTGCTTTAGGGGCTACTTGTGCAAAGTAAGTACGTGTAGCATCCCCTATCTCATCCTTAAGAGACTCAACTATAGAACGAGTAGAACTAGTCTCGCCATAACCTGCTAGTTTCTTAGCTTGTACAGCATCACCTTGAGCCTCTTCAAAGAGAACCTCTAGAAAACGCCGTTGATTATCTGTTAAGTTACGTGTCATGTTATATACTTCCTTATTCTCATGTTACCACTGGCCTCTAGCTTTACCTACAAGCCAGAAAATAAGCCCTACTAAAACACCACCGACTACAAGAACTACTAAGCCTACCGCCCAGTTAATGCAGTTATCAATAAATAGCTGCTTTGCGTAGGCTTCTTCTTTTCTTCTCTTGCGTTGCTCTGCCTCAATACGTAAGACTTCTTCCCAAGCACTAGGTCCATACACAAAGCTTATCTCTGAGCGTATAGCATCACGCATTTCATCCATCTTACGCTTCTGGTTCCATATAAGAATAGCTTCTTCTTCATCAGAACCTTTAAACGTCTTCTGCCACCAAGGTGGATTCTTCTGCCTGTCTTCTATCTGACGGAAGTCAGAACAGGCTTTACCCCAAGTTGCTAAACCCCTACCCATATCCTGCAGGTCTTTCCCTGTAGAAATGGCAGATTTAATCGTCTTAAATGCACCAGTAGCAAGGGCTACGCAACTAATGGGGTCCATAACAGCCTCTTAACTTTTATTATACAGACGAATGAGTAATACGTGTCCTGTACATCTCCTGCATATATTGACGGTACTCTTGCTTTTCTCGTTCTTTGCTGCTATAGATAATACTGTTAATTTCTCCACGTGATATTCCAACATCTCTAAGCTCTCTATCAGACATATTGGAAAGCATCCAATGATCTGCTCTTTGTTGTTGGTTCTTTTGTATTGCTTCTAGTAATGCTTTTAAGTACTTCTTAATGTGTTTCATAACTTTGTCCTTTTTGATATAGGTAACTCTTTGTTACCAAGGACAGTTATACTTAAAAACATAACTTTTAGTAGATACAGTTTCGTCATACCCGTTATCTATTAGGGTTATACCTTTCCCGTACAGATATAGTAGCCGCAATAGTATTAGTAGTCTCAGCATACAAGACAATCTTATCACCAGCGTGTAAGTGCATGACACTACTACCTAGTACATTGTAGGAGCTATTAGAAGCTATGCTGTGATCTTTAACTAGGTAATGATACTCACCATCATCTTGATGATAGAACTGTACAAAGATCTTCTTATTACCTGAGTTATTGTTATTAAGGAATAGCAGATCTATAGTAGCACTATGTTTTGCAGGACATGTATACAGAACATCCGCCGCTGCATCAGCAGTAGTGGAAGCTATAGTCTTAGCCTCTGTAGTAGTCTTATATGTAGCTAGTTCTACCATTGCTTACTTTTTCTTACCTTTAATCTTTTTCTTAGTCTTTGTAGTCCAAGCTTCATTAATATCAGGAGTACTAGGGTCATCACCTACAAGCTGACCTTTAGCATTACGAGCACGTACTACTTCTGTTTCTTCTGGTTCTACTATAGTAGTTTCCTCAGTTACAGTAACCATTGCTTGATTAGATGCTGAACCTGCAGTAGTAGTAGTTAGACTAGGCATTACTTCACCAGCCATAATAGCTTCTACATGCTCATCTGCATACCATACGTCACCATAGGCAGCTTCACCAGCTACAGGGCCACCACTAGCGTCTAGTACTTGTCCACCTGCAATAGTGTAACCTGCAGCGTTTAGTTCTTTTTCTTTATTGTTAAACATTTAGTTAAGTCCGTTTCTTTGATGGAGGGTTAGATGCACCACACATTAGGCCACCCTTATTCATAAAGCCCATTTTATTACGTACTGCTTTAGGTAAGGATGCTGCACCTTTGTTAGGAGCTTTAGTTAAGCCGCCCTCGCTGAAGCCTTTATAGCCACTCTCCATCTGCATACCTTGGCGTTGCATATCTGCAGCTACAGGGTTGTAATCACCATTAACCTTAGATGGACCTGTGTTAATCACAGAACCACCCATGTTATACATGCTCTTCTTACTACTCTTACTTCCGTAACTCATTGTCTCTCTCTCTCCTACTATTTCTTTATCTTAGCTTTAGCTGTCTTACTCAGGTCTTTAAAATGTACAACCTTCTTAGAAGACTTTGACATAGTAGCACCTGTCATAACTTTACCGTCAGGGTGCTTGTGGGTCTTACCCGTCCACTCCTTACCGTCAGTAGTATAGTGTTTTACACCCTTCATTTACTTACTTTCCTGTAGGCTTTGGTTTTGGCTGCAATCTTTTTAGGTTGAGCCACATGCTGCTTACCTGCCTTAGTGCCTTCTCGTTTAGCTCTGGTTGTAGCGGAGTACTCAGAAGGAGTAAGAGACTTAATAGCCTTAGCAGGTAGATAGCGCTCACCAGTTTTAGCGCTGGGCTTTCCACTCTTAGTACCCCACTTTTGATTACCCCAAGCCTTTAAGCTCTTCTGTGACTTAGCTAATGCCATACTAACAGCAATCACATCCTGAGTGACACTTCTTATTCAGTAAGGCACACCATAGTCGTTTAATATACTTTATCATTTGTATCCGCCACCCTTTGCTTTATATTGTTTAGCTACCATCTGAGCCTTACGTGCAGACCACTGACCAGGTTTACCACCCGAAGAGCCAGCCTTAACTTTAGCTACGAGGTTCTTACGCATAGTAGGCTTAGTGTAGTTACCTGCTGCATTAACTGTAGATTTCTTAGCCACTATGCAGGTTCTCCATTGTACTTCAATTTAACACAGTTAAAAGTTACAGTTACATGTTTGTATTCAGATTTTAACCTAGAAGCTTCTATAAGGGCATCTGCCTTACACTCCTCTACAGTACTAAACACGTAGGGACTTGTAACAACCTGACAGTGCTGAGCTAACGCTGAGAAACAAACAAGAAGTACACCTAAACTACCTGACATTACCACTTAACCTTATCTGCCCAATACGCAGCAGAAAGTTTACCCTTCTTAATATTCTTACCGTGCCTAGCCTTAAAGCTCTTACGCTTAGCCTTCATGCGATCAGATTCACCCTCTTTAGGCTTGCCTGCTGTGGATGCTCCCTGTTCACCAAAGCGGATGAGCTTAATGGTTTCACCTTCTTTGGCAAGTACAGCGTGGGACTTATCTGGGTGCTTAGGGGTACGCTTTGGTTTGTTGTAACCTGCAAAGCTTTCACCCCTATACTCTATCGCCATACTACTTCTTACCTGCTTTACTGTTACGAGGGATACTTCTATTAGTACTAGCTTTCTGAACACGTAAGTTACTAGGGCTATTGTCTAACACATTGCCATTCTTGTGATCTACATCCTTACCATCAAACTTCTTTACCCTGCCTTGCTTCTCTAACAAGTGCCTAGCTTTCTTGCGGGAACGATTAGCTGCCATACGCTTAGGTGATTTGTCATACTTACCTTCACCACTCATAGTGTAATCACGGGCCATCAGCGTAGTCTCTCTTCCTGTCAGGTTCCAGTACGTCACGCTTGTCTATCATACCCTCTAAGTACATAGCTCTCTCTACGTGATCTAAAGTATACTTAACTCCAGTGTCAGCTAAGATGGCTGCTCTTACATAGAATACATCAGACTTAGGAATGTGTATCTTTAGTAAGGCATTGTTGTTCTTAGATGCCAGAGCATTATAGAAGTCCTCTAATACGGACTCACTTGGGTATAGTTGTATTCGTTTTTT